CGTTCCGGAGTCCAGCCCCCTCACCCCCCCTCCACCCCCCCAGACGAACCCCCTCGGGGCTCCGGAGCGGGCGCGGGAACGCGGGACCGCGGAGCGTCGCGCGTGGCGGGCCGCTTTGACTAAGTCTTGCGACGGTGGCGGATGAGCCGACCGGCGCGTCGCCTTCGGGGGCGACGGTGGCGGATGAGCGAGCCGCCGCCCGGGAAGAAAGGAGAAAAGACCCGGGCGACGACCCACAGCTCGGACAAGGGGGGGTTGAGACCGAGCGAAGCCGATTGTAGCCCACGCGGCCCCCCTCCGCCCGCAATCCCCCAAAAAAAACCACCAAGGCCCTTGACGTGGGCGGCGCTTTCGCGCTAGAAGAGTTCGAAAAAAGTCAGTCGTGATGCCTGCCCTCCTTCGTGGACGACGGAGCCGAAGGGTCGGTTCGTTCGTCGTACTGCAACGAACAAGCGTTCGTTGCGATACGACCCTTGGGTCACCGTCCGTGATCGGTTGACCTTAAGTACAACGAATGGTACGTATTCTCTACAAGGGGTGCGCGCGAGGCGTTCGCGGCGGTTCGGTGGGGCTCTGCGCGAAAACGGGCGCGCGATCGGGCTTGATTCCGCGGCCGCGGCGGCCTATGATCTTTTCGTGCAGGGGGTGTTGTTCGTGACGGAACCGAAACCTAGGAGGAACCACGCGCAGCGCAAGTACGCGCGGCGCAGGAAGAGGAGCGAGTCGGCCGACGAGGACGACGTCAGGACCGTGTGGGAGGAGTGGGTGCGCGTCCACCGCGCAGGCCAGGAGAACAGGGTCAAGCTCACCGAGGAGCGGCGCGAGAGGATCTCGTGGGCCGTGGTCACCTACGGCGTCGAGACGTGCATGGAGGCGATCGCCGGCTGCAAGCTCAGCCCGTTCCACCAGGGCGACAACGACCGCGGGCGCAGGTACGACGACGTCGAGCTCATACTGCGCGACGCGGCCAAGATCGAGAGGTTCTGCGAGATCGCCAGGGAGAACCGCTCCAGGCCCAAGGGCACCGACTTCTGATGGACCAGGAATCAGCCGGCAGGGTCGTCGTGGCCTTCTACAACGCCTGGAACGAGCGCATCCCCAAGGGGACCGACTGGGACGAGCTGCTCTCCACCTGGGCCCGCTTCCTGTCCGACGTGTCCGTGGACGAGGCCAGGCACGCCTACCGCCGCCTCGTGGCGCAGGACTCCAACTGGCTCCCGAGGCCGGGCACCGTGCGCAGGATCGCGCTGTCGACGAGGGGCGACCAGCCGCCCAGGGAGTGGGAGGCGTGGGCGCAGCTCCGCAGGATCGCCGACGCGTCGCACACGGGCGTCGGTTCCGGCGAGAGGCTGCACGCCGTCGTCGCCGCGACGCTGGCCTCCCTCGGCGGGCGCGAGGCGCTCGAGCTGCACACCAACGGCGACCGCGAGCTCTTCTTCCGCGCGTACCGCGACCGGCTCGCCGACTGGGAGACGGAGAACTTCGGGGTTCCCTCGCGATCGGACTGACAGTAGTAGCCTCGCGCGCGTGGCGATCGGGAGGGGCGGCAGACCGGCGAAGAGGGCCGACGGCGACTGGGCGACGGTGACCATCCGCGTGCCCGCCTGGTTCAAGAACCACCTCGTCGAGGTGTCCGACGGCTACGACATGTCGATCACCGACTACCTCAAGGCACTGGTGCTCAGGGATGCCCCGCCAACCGACGCCGCCTAGGGGCGAGGACGAGCCGCACCAGATCTGCGTGCGGATACCGGGCTGGCTGAAGGGCCGGGTGCTGGCCATCTGCGAGCGCGAGGGCATATCGCTCAACGCCCTCGTCTCCAACGCGATCAGGGAGGCCGAGAGGGCCGACAGGGGGCTGCCGTCCCCGCCGGAGGGCCGACCCAACCCGACGGTCGCCGAGGTGCTCGCCGCCTACGCGACCGGCGACAAGCTCACCAGGCCCTGCGGGAGGACCAGGTGCGATCAGAGGCTGGTGCGTCTGGACGGGTACGAGTTCTGCGACGAGTGCGGGATCAGGGTCGGATAAATCGGGGCGCGCGCCCGTGCGTCCAATTTTTTGCTAGTCTCGCATAAATTAGCTCGCGCACGCGTAGTCTCAATTTTTTTTTCGCCGCTTCCGACCGGCTACTTATTTTCCGGCCGGTTTCCTGGCAACTACAAAATCAACGACAACCGCTCGCACCGCCACCGCGGCGGCTTCTGCGCGTGGTTCCCGGCGCATCAATCCCGGCCCGGGCCGTCGTCGGCGCGGACCTTCTCGAGCGCCCTCATCTGGGCGACGGTCAGCCTCGGTCCGGCATCGGGGTCCGGGTGCGCTATCCACGCGTGCTCGGCCGGGTCCCAGCGGTACCAACCGTCGTACCTCTCCCCGCCCATCACTCGCCCCACATCTGGCTGAGCGTCGGTCTCGTCGGCTGGATCCTCCTGCGCTTCTGCTCCGCCGCCAGCTGCCTCGACGTCAGGCCCGCCCACACGCCGTGCATGTCGGCGGCCGGGAACTCCAGCGCGTAGTCCAGGCAGTGGTGCCTGACCGTGCAGTTGGCGCACATCTCGCGCGCCTCCTGGATGTAGCTGATGTCCTTGTGCCCCTTGGGGAACATCTTGTCAGTTTCCCCCCTGCACCTGGCCCTCGCCATCCACTCGTATCTTGGCATATCTGGGATCGCCGGCGGACCCGCCGGTTTCCCTGGCGCGGTTCCCTTCGGCCGCTTGCCCTCCCCGGGCTCCCTCTTCCTCGGCATGTCGCCTCCCTGGGGGAGAACCTACCGGCTGGCTAATGCCCAATTCCCGCTTTGGCTAGCGACTCTTTTTGGCGTGCCTAATTTTCTTGCCGCTACTTTTGTCGCGCCCCTTCGTCTGCTGCGTGGCGACGTGGAACGGCGCCCCCGTGCCGGGGTCGAACCTGCTCGCCACCGACAGCGCCTTCAGCACCGCGTTGCGGGCGGACAGCTGGGACCTCCCCCACCCGGTCGCCGTCAGCGCCCCCAGCGCGTAGCGGGATCCGCTGCCCACCGAGTACAGGCCCGAGGCCTCGTTGATCCAGCTGTAGTCGCCGTCCACCCCGTAGACCCTGCCGTTCACCGCCGCTATCAGCTCGCTCTCGAACTCGCACTTGCCCGGGTACTCCTTGTGGATCGGGGCGTAGCCCGACTTCTCCATCACGTCCCTGAGGGCCGGGACGAAGTCGGTGGAGACGAACTTGTCGAGCGCCGAGCCGTGGAGCGTGGGCCTGGGGACGGGCGGGGAGAAGTTGTGGGAGAGGATGTTGATCGCCCTCAGGTCGCCGGCCGCCCCGATGAGCCAGGGCCCGTTCTGGACGACCTTTCGCTGGCTGTCCGACAGCACGTGGGTCTCGGAGTCGCCGTCGTCGGAGGTGTTGGAGATGCGGGAGTCCCACCCGATCACGCACCAGCCCTCCCCCTGCACGGCGATTATGGTTGTCATCTGTTCCTCCCCGTGTCTGGTGCTGGTTGCTTCTCTGGGACGGTCTCACAAGGAGGGAAAAAAGGGGCGCTTGTCGGCCTGGTGGACAAGCGCGCCACCCCCTGGAGCACCCTATGAGGCCTGCTTGAGGTTGGGTGCCTTGGCCTTGCGGGCGTCGTACTCCTTGCCCCTGAACATGGCGTAGCCGTCGTAGATCGTCGCCACCTCGTAGCTGAACAGGTTCTTGCCGGTGTCCTCGTAGGTGACGAGCCCGACGCCCTGCTGCCAGTCCTCGACGACGGTCTTCGGGCGCCCCCACGCGTCCACCCCGCCCTTGGTTGAGGGCACGGCGCCGTCTATGCGGGCGAGCGTGCCGGGGCTGGCCGCCATGATGGTGCGGGCCCCGTCCCAGTCGTGGCGGGTCCTGTAGGCCAGCTCGATCCTGTGGATGTGCCCGTATATCACCGAGAGCTTCTGCTCGTTGAGGTAGATGTGGGCCGTGGAGCCCCTCGAGCGGACCCTGTTGCCGTGGATGCAGGCCAGCTGGTTGTTGATCAGGTAGCGCCCGGCCGGGTAGCCGCTCTCGAACTCGACGCCGTACTCGTCCATCCTGCACAGCGACGGGATGGACATGTCGGGCCAGGTCTGCGGGGTGTTGCCCTTGGTGATGCCGAAGGCGGCCTTGGCGTTGTCGAGGATGTAGTTGGTGAGCCTCTCCTCGTGGTTGCCGGCCAGCCACACGACCTTGGACTTGGGCGAGGCGGACCTGATCTCGGCGCACAGCGTGGTCGCCCTGTCGATCGACGCCTGCGTGGTCAGGGCGAACGCCGGGCTGAGCCTGTACTTGCCGAACTCGGGCAGGTCCAGGTTGTCGCCGAGCATCACCACCTGGTCGGGCTGGATGTCCCTGATCATCGCCATCGCTATGGCGATAGCTCTCTCGTCGTGGGTGGGGACCAGCTGGCTGTCGGCGTCGCGGAAGTACCCGATCTGTATATCGGGCACGATGACCGCCGTCTTCCTGCCCGTGGAAGCCCTGGCCTTGACCTCGGACTTTTGTATTTGCACGGAGGGTCCCGGCTTGGGCAGCTCCCACTTCGGCCCCTCCTCCCACGCCGGGGAGAACTGGATCGCCTGCAGGTCGTGCACCTGGAACTCGCCCTCGGCGTCCTTGGTGACCTGCTGGTAGATCGAAACCTTCTTCACCGAGCCGATGTCGGCGAGGTCTATGCCCTTGGCCCTGATCATCTCCTCGATGGCGTTGAGGACCTTCTTGGAGCGGACCCTGTCCTCAGAGCCCTCCTTGATCCGTCTCATGCCCTCGGCCAGCTTCTTCTGGTTCGGCTTGTCCCTTTTCACTGTTCCTCCCGTTCACTCGCCGCTGAACTTCTGGTCCAGCCCGCACTTGTCGTCGTGGGCGCAGGCGCACACCCTCTTGCGGTAGTCGTGGATCGTCTGGCGGGATATGCGGTGGCCGGACGCCCTCATCTCGCGTATTATGTCGCTGGTCGAGGTGAGCTCGTCGTTCAGCACGTCGTAGAGGCACTGGCCCGTCTCGTGGTCCTCCTCCTCGAGCTTGTTGAGGAGCTTCGCCATCGGGCACACGAGGTGCTGCGCCTCCTCGTTCGAGTTCTTCCTGATCTTCCTCAGCCTCTCAGAGAGCACGTCGATTTTCCTGTCGATCGCGCGGCTTTGCTTCGTCGTCTTCTTGGCGTCCTTGGCCACATCTCCTCCTTGGCGGCAACCCTACATCACGGGGGTGCGTTCGCGCAATAGGATATGTCGGTGGCAACCGGGGAATACAGAAAGCACGCGATCGACGACGCCCTCGCCAAGGCGCTGAGGGGCAGCGTCGGGGACGACGCCGAGGCGCGCAGGCTGGCCGAGACGGTGATGAAGCAGCTGGAGAAGCACAGGCTCATCTACTACTCGTCCCCGGACGAGATAACCCTCCTCAGCGCGGCCGGGCGCCTGCTGGTGGCGCTGGCCGAGACCCCCGATGCCACCCAGAGATCCCTGGCCGTGTTCCTCGGGGTCAGCGAGGGGGCCATCAGGAAGTCGGTGGACCAGCTCGTGGCCGCCGGGCTCGTGGCAAAGACAAAAGTCAAGAACAGGAATCTCCTCGTGATCGTCCCGGCCAAGGTCGCCGAGACCAGCGATATCAGGAGGCTCGGGGCGCTCCTGAGGGTCCTGGGGGCCAGGAAAGAGGAAGACCTGTTCTGATATCGGTGGCGCTACCGTTTCGGCCACCCGAGCGCTACCGTTTCGGGGTTCCAGACGCAATAAACGCAAGTGAAAGGCCTCACGAGACGCCGAGGGCGGGAAAGGCGCCGCCCCCGACGTCTCACCCATATCTGACGGTGTGAACGGACGAACGTTCGGTAAAAGTGACGTGACCTATGTCACGGCAATTTCTGCGTAGCCATTTGAAAAAAACTTGCGATTGGGGTTGCAATACCACCCGTGGGTCCATAGTATGTCCCATAAGTTATCCAACTACCTACCAAGGAGAAGACATGAAAGACAAGCAGAAGAAGCCAGCAAGCGCGATGCAGGCGGCCCGCGCGTTCGCCGAGGCGAAGTCGTGCTACGACGAGGCGGTCAAGGCCAAGAAGCTCGCCGAGCAGAACTTCATCGAGGCGTGCGCCAAGGAGGGCGTGGAGTTCTCGGTCATCACCGACGACGCCGGCCTCTCGTCCAAGGTGTTCGTGCGCCGCACGATCCGCACCAAGGTCATCCTGGACAAGATCCGCAAGCTCGTCAAGCCGGCGGTGCTCAAGAAGCTCGTCGTGGAGGAGATCGACCAGAAGCTGGTCGCGAGCGCCCTCCTGATGAACCTGATCGACCAGGCGACGGTGGACCAGGCCAGCGAGGCCACGACCGTCGTGTCCGTGATGGTGACCGAGCTCGAGTCCAAGGTTGAAGCCTGATGTGGGAGCTCTCCTTCTTCACGTTCTGCGGCCTCATGGTCTGGCTCTGGAGCTGAGCGATGACCGTTCGGACCGAGACCGCCGAGTTCATGAGCCAGCACGCTGACGGCGTGGGGACGCTCGCCGACCTGCGCGCCGAGTGGGGCCCGGTCGGGGAGCTGAGCGAGTTCGAGCGCGACGACGACGGCAATCCGACCGAGGCGACCCTCGAGCGGTTCCGTCACATGGAGGGCGTGGACGCCAGGATGCGCTTCGTGCTCGACGAGCGCGGGGCCGTCTGGACGGTGTACGAGGAGCTCACCGACACCAACATCACCAGGAAGGGTCGCGTCTACCTGCGCAACTCGTTGAAGTTGTACGCCCACGGCGACAAGACGCGGATCCTCGGATGGGTGGTCACCGCCAAGGGTTCGGGTTCGTTCTACAAGACCTACCTCGTCGCAGATGGGGAGACCCTGTGAGGACGAGGATCGACGCGCGAGAAGAGCTCGTCTCCAAGGCCTACGGGTGGATGGCGGGCAAGAAGATCGCCCGGGTCCGGCCCCTGACGCCGTTGGAGTGCCACGAGATGGGGTGGACCTACGACTACGAGGCGTTCGCCGTCGTCGTGGAGTTCGAGGACGGAACGGCCTTCGTGCCGATGGCCGACCCCGAGGGCAACGGTTGCGGCTACCTCGCCGAGACGACAGTCCGGGAGGAGCGATGAGCCAGATCATGAGGGTCGGCATGCCGCTCGAGAAGCAACGGGCGACGATCGTGGCCTTCACGGCCAGGGAGGACGGGTGGCTCGTCCTGTGCATAAGGTGGAACGACTTCATGCCGTACGTCGTGTGGGACGCCGCGCCCGCCAAGTGGGGCGAGTCGGGCGAGAAGTCCGCGACCTACCGGGGCGACGGACTCGCATTCACGCGGGGCGACTACTGCCACACCATAGGCGCCGCGATGTACCAGTACGCTCACCGCGGGGGAGACATCTCCGTGGTGAACGAAGAAGCAATATAACCAAGGTCAGGAGGACCAACATGAAGAAAACCATCAGCATCGTCGAGAAGGAGGTCGCGAAGCGACTCCGCTCGGCCCGACAGAAGGCGGACATGTCGCAGAGCGAGCTCGCCGACGTCGCCGGCATCGAGCGCAAGACGATCAACCGAATTGAGTGCGGACACTTCTCGCCCAGCCTCGAGACGCTCACCCGTCTCTGCGCGGCGCTGGACACCAAGCTCTCGGCGTTCCTCAAGGGGATCTAACCGAGTTGAAGTTCGGCCCCCGGGATCTCCCTCCCTTTTCCGACCCCGGGGGCCGGCTTCATACTACGTCGACGTAGTTTGGTCCTCGTAGCTCAGCTGGATAGAGCGACGGCTTCCTAAGCCGCAGGTCGCAGGTTCGACTCCTGCCGAGGACGCCGATCAGTCGCCGAATGCCTCGTCAACCGCCGACACGACCCCGTCGGGGCCGGTGGCTCCGACGATCGACGAGACCTTCCTGCCGTCGCGGAACATGAGCAGCGTCGGGATGCTCATCACGTTGAAGCGCCTCGCCAGCTGGGGGTTCTCGTCGACGTTGCACTTGTAGAAGGCGACCGACCCCTCGTAGGCTCGGGAGATGTCGTCGAGCATCGGCCCCATGACCCTGCACGGCCCGCACCACTCGGCCCACATGTCCACGACCATCGGCCCGCCCTGGGCCACCAGCTCGTCGAACTCCGCCTCGTCTATCTGCCTCATGATGAAATTTTACCCTGGGGGTTGCAATTCGTCCAGACGCACCGTAGTCTGCACCTTACTACCTACAAGGAGTACATACATGATCCACATATCAGGCGAGTCCTGGCGACGCAACGCAAGGTGCGCGACGATCCCGCAGACGGACGACTTCTTCCCGATCGGCAGGAAACCCCCGAGGAAGGCCCTGCAGGCGTGCTCGATCTGCTTCGTCCGCAAGAAGTGCCTCCAGTACGCCCTCGACAACGACATAGAGCACGGCATATGGGGAGGCAAGACCGAGAGCGAGCGCAAGCGAATGAAGAAGAAGAGGCTCAAGGTGACGGCAGCGTGAGCCAGAAGTACCTTTGGCTCGGGGACGGCGAGCTCGTCATGGACTTCCCCTTCGACGCGGCCGACGTCCAGGCCGTCAAGTGCATCCAGGGGGCGAGGTGGGACAAGGTCGGCAAGGTCTGGCGCTTCCCCGCCACGAGCATCCGCGAGGCGAGGGAATTCGCCTCCTCAAGGGGATTCAGGATTGACCCCGCGGTCATGAGGTTCGACGCGCCGAGCCGGCTCCACGACCCCGGCGGAGTCACCTGCACGGACGACTGGGTGTACATCGACTTCGGCTGGGACGAGGTGAAGGTGCGTCAGGTCAAGAAGATCCCCGGCGTGACCTGGAACGCCAAGACGAAGGCGTGGAAGGCCCCTAAGTCCTCCGCCATGGACGTCATCGGTTTCGCCGAGTCCTTCAGGATGCGCGTCCCGGGCGAGCTGCGGGAGCACGCAGAATCCCGGAAGCTTGAGAGCAAGACCATAAGCGACGCCTCGAGGGCGGAGTCCGCCGACATCAAGGTCGACAACATCAAGGGGGACCTGCTCCCGTACCAGCTGGCCGGCGTCAGCTACGCGTACAACGCCCGTCGTTGCTTCATCGCGGACGACATGGGCCTCGGCAAGACCCTCCAGGCGATAGCCACCCTCGAGTACGCCGAGCAGAACGGGTGCTCCGTGTTCCCCGTGGTCGTCGTCTGCCCCCCGAACCTCGTGCTGAACTGGAAGGCCGAGTACGCGAGGTGGGCTCCGCACAGGAGCGTCTCCGTGATCACCGACAGGAAGAACTTCCCGGAGGAGGAGCACGACGTTCTCGTCCTCGGTTACTCAAACATCCACCACTGGGCCAAGTCGCTCGGCGGCTACGAGAGTCCCGTGTGCGACGAGTCCCACTACCTCAAGACCAAGGAGGCTCAGCGAACCAGGGCGGTCACGAAGATTGCCAAGAGGATGGGAACCGGAGTGGTGCTCTGCCTGACCGGGACGCCGGTCACCAACAGGCCGATGGAGTACGCGAGCCAGCTCGGCATCATCGGGCGCCTCGACGAGTTCGGCGGCGAGTGGGGCTTCTACCGCCGCTACTGCGACGCGTTCAAGGACAAGTTCGGCCACTGGATCCTCAGCGGCGCGTCCAACCTCGAGGAGCTCAACGACAGGCTCCGGTCGTCGTGCTACATCAGGAGGACCAAGGACCAGGTGCTCACGGAGCTCCCCGACGTGGTTCACGACATGTACCACGTGGGCATGAGCGAGAAGCACGCCAAGGAGTACGCCAAGGCCGAGGACGACATCGTCGAGTACCTCGTCGAGAGGGCCAAGGAGATCGCCAGGGAGCTCGGCAAGTCCCCGAGGTCCGCCGCCGTCGTGGCCAAGATGAAGACGGAGTCGCACCTGCACCTCGTGAAGATCTCCGTGCTCCGCAGGCTCGCCGCCAAGGCGAAGATGGAATCCATCAAGGAGTGGGTGCAGGCGAACATCGAGGCCGGTCAGAAGGTCGTAATCGCCGCCCACCACAGGGACGTCGTTGACGAGCTGGCCGCCGAGTTCGGCGGTCTCAAGATCCAGGGCGGCATGAAGGTGGAGGAGGTGGAGGAGGCCAAGAAAAAGTTCCAGACGCTCCCGGTCGAGGAGGCCCCGGCGATCGTGCTGTCCATCCAGGCCGCGAAGACGGGCCACACGCTCACCGCCGCGCAGAAGGTCCTTTTCGTGGAGCTCCCGTGGACGCCCGCCGACGTGGACCAGCTCTACTCCCGATGCCACAGGCTCGGCCAGAAGGGGTCAGTGATGGTCACCTACTCGATCGCCGACGGAACCGTGGACGAGAGGATCTACGGGCTGATCGAGTCGAAGCGCGAGGTCGTCAACGCCGCCGTGGACGGAACAACGGACGAACCGGAGAGGGAGGGCGTCGAGCAGCTGGTGATGTCGCTGCTGGAGAGGGGACTGGGCGACAAGTGACCCAACCGGGGAGAATCTAAATATAGACAATGCGCTATAATGAAAGAGCAATCTCAAGGGGCTGACAGGTTTCGACGATCGGTCTGTCCGTGGAGGGTGCGACCCGAGTTGCTCAGACTCGTAAAACAGGGCAACCAAACAACTGCCAACAAGCAGTTCGCTCTCGCCGCCTAATTCGTTAGGTGTCGGAGAGCACTCGTGAGCCGCAAGGTCGCACGGGGCCGATCCACCGCAGCCCGGCAACAGAAGCGGGGACGACGACGGGAAAGACCGTTGACCTCGGGGAACGAAAGCCCGACGACATCCCGGAAAGACGGGACGCGGCCTAGGCGACTAGGCAGCCGACCCGTCGGCTACGCAGCGTCAGCGTCAAAACGGGAACGGTCGTAGCAATCTCTTCGGTATCCGCTCGGACGGGGGTTCGATTCCCCCCAGCTCCACTCTGGCGTTGTCAGGCGCCTTCGGACGGACCCGCCGAGACGCGCTTGCCGTCCCTGGGCGGTATCTTCCCGTCGGTGAGGTGCGCGAGCACGAACTTCAGGTGGGCGTTGCCGTCCTCGTCCACAGCCGTGACCTCGGCCTGGGTGAGCTCGATGATGCCTCGCGCCACGTCCCCGCAGCGATCGAAGAACTCCTGCGCCTCGGACTCGGCCGCCTCGGGGTCGAACGACATCTCGTAGATGGCGTCCTGGAGTTGGTCGATCACGTACAGTCGGGCCTTCTCGGGCGTCATGGGTCCTGCGGTCATGCCATTCAGGCTACCACGAGGTTGTCCCTTGACGCAAACCACCGGAGGTGGTATGCTGCGAGTGGCGAATTCAACCGACACGAGGAGGATACTGACATGTCATTAGCGCCTGTAACAATCACCGGAAACCTCACGGCCGACCCCGAGGTGAGGTACTTCGATTCGGGGACTGCCAAGCTGCAGTTCTCGGTCGCGGTAAACAACTACTGGACCGACGCCAAGGGCGAGAAGCAGGAGAAGACCTCTTTCTTCAACGTCGTCGCCTGGAGGAACCTCGCCGAGGACGGCGCCGGAGTACTCGCCAAGGGAGTCCGGGTCACCGTGACGGGTCGCCTCGAGCAGGAGAGCTGGGACGACAAGGAGACGGGCAAGAAGCGCTCGGCCATCCACGTGCTCGCCGACGAGATCGGGATCTCGGTCCGCTCCATCGAGAAGTTCGACCGCAAGCAGCGCCCGCAGGGCGAGGGCAACGGCAAGGAGCAGGGTCGCGGCAACGTGCGTGGCGCCGCCTCGTCGCAGTCAAAGCAACCTGCGAGGGTCGGTGGCTCGAACCAGCCTGCGTTTGATGGGGAAGAACCCTTCTGACCCTGACCTTCGGCAGTCTTTTCGCCGGCGTCGGTGGCTTCGATCTCGGATTCGAGGCCGCCGGCTGGCGTTGCCGATGGCAGGCGGAGTGGGACGAGCAGTGTCAGCGGATCCTCCGCAGGCACTGGCCGGACATTCCGAAGCACTACGACGTAAGGGACGTCAACGGGAGGTCGCTGGAGCCAGTCGACGCAATAAACTTCGGCTCTCCATGCCAGGATCTTTCCGTCGCCGGGAAGAGGGCTGGTCTCACTGGTTCTCGGTCCGGCTTGTTTCACGAGGCGATGCGGATTATCAGGGAGATGCGCGATGCAACAAATGGATCTTTTCCAAGACTGGCAATATGGGAGAACGTCCCAGGAGCCCTCAACTCCAACAAGGGCGCTGACTTCGGGGTCGTCCTCGACGAAATGGCTGACGCAGGGGCTGTGGCTGTCGAGTGGGCAGTGCTGGATGCGCAGCACTTCGGAATCCCCCAGCGACGAAGGCGCGTCTTCGTGTGTTCTCTCTTCGATTCTGGCGCCGCAGAGCGAAGTACCTTCCCGATATTACCTGTCGGCGAGGGCCTGCGCAGGCATTCTAAGAAGGGCCAAGAGGAGAAACAAGACGCTTCCTCCCCGCCTGAAGGCGGCGTTGCAGGCGGTGGTGGACAAGAACCCGGACTGGGACAAGGGCAACTCGATTTCGGACTAGAAGGCGAGCACGACCAGGAGGGGTTCAGGATGCGCGGTTTCGGCGACTACGCCTCCGACGAGACGGCCTCCGCCATCAAGGCGCGCGACCACAAGGACGCCACCGATCTCGTCGTGTCGGGCGCCCAAGCGTTCACGCAGTCGAGCTTCTCCAAGTACGTGGACGGGATCGGCACCCTCCGCGCCGCCGGCGGGGACATCGGCGGTGGCAGCGAGAACCTGATCGCCTACGAGTACCCCGAGACGATGGTCTTCCACGCGCACCGGCAGGACGGCGTGAGGATGCAGGGGGACACGGTGAACACGCTCACGGCGTTCATGGGCACGGGTGGCCTGAACACCCCGATGGTCGCGCAGGCGATCGGTTTCTCCCACACCCAGTGCCTCGACGCCCAGCCGTCAGAGATCGCATTCCCGACGCTGAGGACCGGGGGCGCCGGCCACGCCGTGGCCCACACGGACGTCAACGACGGTCTCGCCATGACCCTCAGGTCAGGCGGTGACGGCGGCGTGCCGTCCTCGCGCGGCGAGAATCTCGTCATCGAGCCCGACGGCCCCATCGCTTACGACGAGTACAACAACAGGCTCGTGGACGGCGGGATCCACCACTCGTTGCGCGCCGGCACGAAGCAATCCAGCGGCGTGGTGCAGAACATGGTCGTGAGGAGGCTCATGCCATCGGAGTGCGAGGCGCTGATGGGATGGCCGAAGGACCACACGAGGTGGACCGACGAGGGCGTGGAGGTCAGCGACACGCACAGGTACAAGCAGTGCGGCAACGGCGTCGCCGCCCCCGTCGCCGAGTGGATCGCGAGGAAGTACGGGGCCGTCCTTGAATAGGTTCGATCCGGTGACGGCCTCAACGTGGGACGATGCCGCGATGGACGCGCTCCTGCTGTTCCTCCCCAACGCGAGCGGGCAGTACGTGTGCAGGCCGTTCAACCTCAATCACTACCGACCGATGGTCAACACGAAGGATTACGGGGTGGACGGAACTCTCAAGATGCTCAGGAGCTCCGTGAACTCCCTCATAGACCTGCAGTTCAACGAGAACGGCATCGTGTCGCGCAACTCGGCGCCCGGCGTGGCGGTGACCGAGGCGTGGAGGCAGGTGGGTTTCTACGCGAGGCTGTTCGGTTCGCAGGTGTGCCCTGCGTCCATGATGTCGAGCACCAACGTCGCCGACCACGTTCACGGGGTTCTGGTCAGGAAGCAGATGGACTACGGCCACGAGAACATCAGGAGGTTCGGGAGGGTCGGGCTGATCGTGAGGATCCAGGACAAGGTCGCGCGCCTCGAGAACCTCGTGGCGAGGGGTGCGACCGACGACCCGAAGAACGAGTCGATCACGGACAACGTCGTGGACGTGATGGGGTACGCCTCGATCGGGTTGATGTGGGAGGCGGGAAGCTTCCTCCTCCCCCTGAGGGAGACCGCCTAGAGGTTGGCCTTGCCGCTGTAGATGTCGTAGACGGTGGCTATGCCCAGGTTGTTCCGCCAGTCGAACTTCGGCAGCTCCGGCAGGGGTTTGTCGCTCTTCTCCTTCGGTCGGGAGAGCGACGCCACGAGCGCCTCCAGCTCCGAAATGCGCTTCTCCATGGCCTCGAACCTCTCGTCGATGTCTGTCTTGTCCGCGTCTCTCACTTGTGCTTGTACTCCGCCCAGGTCTTGTCGCCGACGCCATAGTACTCCCTGGCGAAACCCGCCTGCACGATGTCGACGTTGAGGCACGCCGTCGTCGGGTCGTCCACCTTGTCCGAGGAGTAGACCTTCGCGAGGATCCTCCCGTACTTGTCGTTCTTGTCCGGGATGGTGTTCACGAAGACCCACTGGTGCCTGTCGAGCCAGTCCTTGGTGAACGACTTGGCCTTCAGGCCCATCTCCTTCTCGGCCGCGTCCTTGGTCCTTGACTCTGGGGTGTTCACCCCGAAGAGGCGGACCCTGATCTTGTGGTGAATGTCGAACCCGAGGTCGATCATGAGGTCCACGGTGTCTCCGTCGACCACCTTGAGGACCTTCGCTCCGTACCAGAACCTTTGCATCACTTACCTGGCCGCGGTAGTGGTTTTTCAAGGCGAGGAGGCCAGCGCTCCGATGTTCCGTCCGCGTACACGTAAATTGGCGGATTCGACTGCTTGATGGCCTTGACCTTTTTGCCGGCTCTCTTGCCTGGTGGCCAGTTTTTCGGATCGTTTCCCGGATCGTAGTCTTTCCCCTTTGGTGCTCGCTCGCGGGTTCCGTCTTCGTAAACGTAGATAGGTGGGTAGCTTTGAAGAACGTGACTTATGCGTTTCCCTTGTTTGACTCCGTCCGGGCGCCACATGTTTTTCTCTGCTTCGGCGATGTCTTTTGCGCGCTGCGCATCCGTTCTATCGTCGGGTTTGTACCTACCGTCATCTATCTCGTTTTTTTTTTCACTCGGTCGCCGGTCTCGGTCCTTGAATCTTCCTCCACCGGTTTGTTTACCGGGCTCGTAGACGGGCATTTTTGCCGTAGGCCTCGTGTTGCGATAAACGGGCATGTCCGCCGTGGGCCGATTCGATGGCCTATACAAGAATGGATCACTCGTTCGCCCCCGATCCTCGTCGTCGTCCTTGAAGACGTTGGTGACCAATCGTTCCTTTAGATTGCGTGGTTCCCGGCTCGGAGTGGTGGGGCGACTTGAAGTCCTCTGCGGTGCGGACGGGGAAGCCGGCCGGTTTGATTGCGCCCGTTTGGCTGCCCTCTCCCTGTCCACCGCGGCTGAACGCGCCTTGGCCGCGTCGTGTGCGGCCTGGCGCTTCTTGTCCTTGCGCTGGTCGAGGATTGCTCTGTCCTCCGGGGTCTGGAAGTCGTAGAACTGCGGGTTGTCGTTGATGTACCTTCCGTCGTCCACGACGCCGCCGGTGCTCGGTTTCGCCGAGCCCCTCGGGGGCGGGAACTTTCGCTCGTTCACCTTCCTGGCGTCGTCGGCCGTGGGGAAGCGAACTCCCGGCTTCTGCGCCTGCGGGTAACGATCGGCCGGTTTGCCCGGAACGTACGCACCGGGGTCAGG